CGCCGCGCTGCGCCGCGAAGACCTGAGGCTTCAGACCGCGCTGAGCGACCTGATCCTGCATGTAGGCTGACCACTGCCCCATCTCGTCGGACACCGTGTGGTTGCTGCCGGTCGAGAAGACGTACTGTTCGATCTTGTGGCTACCGGGGTAGTAGCGCAGCGGCCCGGCGTCCATGTGGCAGTCCTCGCGCGCGACCCAGATCGCGAGGAGGTGCCCGCGCGATCGCGGCGTCATGTAGAGCGAATCCACGTGGTCGGCCTGGGTGCTGCCGTGCTCGAAGTGCAGCGAGTTGCAGAGCACAGGCGTGTTGCGAAGCAGGCTCTTCAAGATCGGGCTCAGCCGGCGATTCAGCGCAAGCCGGCGCACGGCGGTCGATTCGAGATACAGGTCGTTCACCTTGAAGCGGTGAGCGATGCGCGCAGTGCTGTCGACGTCGCCAATGCGCAGGCGCACATCGCGGTCGAGGTCATCGACCACCACGCGCGAGGTGGGCTCGGCCCACGCTTGATCTTTCGCGGCCTCGGCCGCGTCGATCTCCGCATCAGAGTAGAACTTCGGAAGAACGACATAGCCGTCTTCCTGCCATTTTTTTGTGATCCTGCCATCCATCTCGCCAATTATGGCGAAATGTTGCAGGAGGGCCGCAGCCCTACCGATCAGGGATCGGTGGCGATTGAGTACCGCTCGCAGATATTGCCGGCGGCGTGGGCAGCGTCAGCGAATCGCCCCAACTCACGAAGAGCCGCTCCACTCCCGCCGAGCAAGTTGGCAAGCAGATCGAGGGCGGCTTCGGCTGGCGGGCTTCCTGCGGCAGCGCCGGTCGCTGTGGTGGCTGCACGGACGGCGGCGCGATAGGCGGTGAGCTGGTCGCGCAGCCGGCGCTCAGCAACGCCAGCGCGATCAGCATCAGCACGGGCGACGGAAATTTGTTGTTGGCCATCTTGAATCACTCCATCGACGCGAGAGCGCCAGGTCTGTTCTTGGGTTCGGTTGGCACGCTCGGCCAGCCGGGCGGACTCTGCGGCCGTGGCGCGGTAATCGGCAAGATCCTTGCGAGCCACGGCAGCTTCAGTACGTGCGGTGGCTGCGCGCGTGCGCTCGATGCCAGCGGTGGCCAGCGCCGCTACGAGCCCGAGGCCCAACGCCCAGAGTAGAGGTGTTTTCAGGTCTGGGAGCATTTGAGCCTCCAGGGGCAATGCGACGCGCTATGCCCTTCCCCACCGCAGAAAGTGCAGTAAATCTTCATGTGGCCTCCGCCAGCGTCAGACACCAATTTTTCTCGTACTGACGGCGGTTCTGCAGGCCCTGCACGAACACGCCACCCGCATAGCTCCACACCGGTCGCCCATCCGGCCCGCGCGCCAGTGCCTTGCAAGCCGCTTCCCGGTTGCCGTCGCGCATGAGCTGCGCCGCCCGCGACGCGCATGCGCCCTGTTTGCCTACGTTGATGGCGAACAAGGTGAAGGCGTCGAGGCTGTTCTGGTCGAGCCTGTCGGCTGGGATGCACGCCAACACCGCGCGGCCGTATTCGGTCGCGGTCTGCCGATCGATCACATCGCACTGGGACTGCGTCAGGTGCTCGCCCACCGGCCGCGGCGGCTGCGTGCGGCCACTGCAGTAGGTCGGCAAGCCGCCGGCCAACTTGTCGGCATAGACGGTCAGGCGTTGATCTTCCCAATGGTGCATTGCACCGAGCAGCGCAGCGCTGCCCAGCACCAGGGGGGCTGCGACTTTGGCAAGCCGGTTCATTTGAAGCCGCTCCCCGCCTTGAACGCAGTCCAGAGGCTGATGACTGCCGCTACCGCTGCTGCGATGTAGCCCACCGGGCGGGCGAATTTGCCAATCCAGTTGAGCACCTTGAAGGCGCCCTTCAAGTTCGCAAACGCCTCTATCAAGTCGGAGGTGTTCGCCTCGATGCGATTCGTCGCCGCCGTGTTGTCTGCCAGTCCTTCTTCGATGCGCCCCATGCGAGCATCGCCGTCGTCCAAGCGCTTGTTAACGGCTTCCAGCAATTCGCCGGGTTGGGTTTCTTGCGTCATGCAGCCCCCTTCATCGTTTCGATGATCTCGCTCGCCGCGCGCAAATGCGCCTCGAGCGCCTGCTTCATCTGCTCCACACCATCGAGCACCTCGGCATCGGCGGCTGGTGGTTCTTCGACAGGCATAGGCGGCAATGGCCGCACCCGCCAAGCATCCTTGTCAGGCAGGTAGTACGGATGCTCAACCGCGCTGTTCCAACTCGGCGGCGGCGTCTTGCTGGCCCAGGCGGGAACGATGACGGTGCCCGGCTCCAGCTGGCAGAAATCGGCGGGGGTGCCACCGGTGTAGGCGAGGGTCTGGGGGTCGTAGTGGAAGACGTACATGGTGTGTCCTCAGAACTTGATGTACATGGGCCAGGCGAGATTGCGGGGGTGACCCTCGCTGCCCTGGGACTGGATGGAGATGCCGGTCAGCGTCGAGGAGATGTTTGCGCCGCTGGAGGCTGTGATGAAGCCGTGGTTGTGAAGACCAGCAGAGCCAGTGCCTGCCGCGCTCGGCCCGTAGACCTGCGTGGAGCCAATGCCAGCGCCTGCGCCAGGCACTGCAGCCCAGCCGGTGTAAGCGTGGTTGTGGTCGCCCGAGAGGTCCGTCGAACCACCGTGCGTATGCCCAAAGTCAATATGACTGTGGGCCGTCTCGTTGGTGCTATGCGTATGCGAGACGTTGGCCTGTTCCTGGTAGGTGCCGATGAGCCGGCTCACGTCCAGTCCGCGAGATTCATCCAGGCCTCGCAAGAACATGCCCCGCGTGTCCGGTAGCCGGAAGGTCGTCGACCCATCTCCTACCGAAAAGCGCCCCGAACTCGTTGCGGTCCAATCGGACTCGGAGACAAGGCCTTGCGCGGATGCGTAGGCGAAAAGTGCCGCATAGGTTGTGCGCGATACCAGGGCGCCGTTGAGTTTGATCCAGCCGGGAGCCGACGTGCCACCAACGAAAGGGGCGACCATGCCCACCGGCAACGCAGCGCCGTCGCGCAGCTGGGCAACAAAGCTCAGTGCATAGCGGATCTGGTCATCCAACGTGGACGGCAGATCGGCGCCGTCGGGGCCGTTCAATGCCGGGTTCGTGTTGCACGCCGCAAGAGTGGTTGTAAGGGCCATGGGTGCCTCTAAAATGAAAAAACCCGCCGAAGCGGGTTATGGAGAGCCGATTGAAGTTCGACCCGATACTGCTGGGATGGCTTGCCGGCCTCTGCGTGCTGGCACTGATTCGATATCTACTGGGCCGAAAGTAGCCCCCCGGCGACAGCCGCACCTGGCAGCAGGAAGGTGGCCCCGGGTGCCGCAACCGCCGGCGCCTCGCGAAGCAATCCCGGCCCCACGTTCTGCGCGGCGCGCTGGCTGATCGAGATATTCAGGTTGCGCAGCGGATCGACGATGGCCGCCTGTCCGAAGGGAATGCGCCCCGCCACCCCGTTGAGCATGTCCATGCCGCGCCCGAGCAACAACGCGCCGCTGTTGCTGTTGTTCACCGCAGAGCCGACTGGCTGCACCTGAATCAGGCTCGCCACGCGGCCCACCGAGCGCAGTTGCGCCACCTCTTCAGGCGAGAAGAACAGGCGCAGCTTCTCGTCGCCGATCTTGTTCAACGTGGCGTTGAGGCGCGACTGCGACACCTTGCCGACCTCATCGGCAGCGCCGCTCAGCGACTGGCGTTTGATGTAGGTGGCCAGAGCGTCGCGGATGGTCGCGCGGCCCGCATCACCCACTTCGCGCGCCACCGTCGCAGCCTCGTCTGGCGTGCCCCCGATCACGAAGCGCTGCGCGATGCGTGCGGGGTCCGCGCTGGCGCCGTCGGAGAGCACGCTGCGCACCAATGGCGAGGAGTCCTCGTACTGGTAGGCGGCGCGCGTTGCGGCGCGGGCGCGATTGACCGCATCGATGGCGGCAGCAGGTTGTGCGTCTGCCGATCGCATGGCGCCTGCAAGGCCGGCAGTCACCGGCGCAGCGCCGAAGTCGATGCCTCCCGGGTTGGTGAGGGGGCGCATCGGCGAGGCCTCCAGCGCGCGGCGCGCGATGCCTGCGGCAGCCGCTTCGTTTCCGCCCTTGGCCAACTCGCCGGCCAGCATCGACTGCAGATTGCGATAGGCCTGCGGCGTGAACGGCTGCTGCCCGGTCTGGAATGCCTCCATGTATCGCGAGATGGTCGGGTTCATGAAGCCCATCATTCCCTCGTCACCCAACGCGCGATTAATCGCGTTCAGGCCATCGGGGTAGATCGGCTGCGTGTAGCCAGGCGCGTTGCGCGCTTCGGTCCATGCAGTGCGCTCAGCGCCTCGCAGCGCCGCCTGCGTGTCCTGCACGCGGCCCGTCAGCACGCGGCCAGCAGTCACAGGGTCGACCTCGCTACGGCCGCCCAGGTCGTTTAGGCGCCCAATCAGCGTCTGGTTGTTCTGGTTCTGCATCAGCGGCAGCCCGTGCAGTTCGCCGTCGGCGCTGTTGGCCGCCATCTTTGCAAGGTTCTGCTCACGCGTGATCTGCACCGGGTTCTGCGAGATCATGCCGCGCGTCGGCGTAGCGCCGACGGATCGGAACTCGGCCAGGCGCGCCACAGCGGCAGGGTCAAGCTCGCGCCCGGCACGCAGCGCATCAGCGAGTTCGGCGCGCAGAGACTGCTGCACATTCGCCGGCAACTGGCTGTAGTCGGTGCCCGCGCGCTGCAGCACCGTCGACAACTGCACGTCGAGCTGCTGGGGCGTCATCTTCGGGGTCAGCGCTCGACGGCCCGCGTCGATCAATGGCTGCGCCGCGCTTGGGGCAACGCCGCCCAGCACCGCACCAATGAGCGCCGCACCGCCCTGCTGCCACGGGCCGCCGCCAGCCTCGCGCGATGCGCCACCAGCAAGGCCGGCACCAGCCGCGGCGGTGAGCTGCGACATGGGATTTGCGGCCAGGCCTCGAAGCAGGTTTTGGCCTGCGGGCACTGCTGCGCCTGCGGCATTCTGAACTCCCTGCACGACCGGTGCGTCGGCCAACCCGGCAACAAAGTTTGAAACCGGCGTGGCAAGCGCCCGCGCGCCAGCGTTCGCTGCGCCAGCCATGCTGCCGGCACCGGCCACCAGCCGCGTGGCATCGCCGATTACTCGCTCGTTCGCGTTCTGCGGCGTCGGGAGTCCCAGCGTGTCGGCGAGCTTCGAGGCCTGCACGCCCAGCGGCGTCGACTTCGGCGGTGCAGGCTGGCCGGTCACGAGGTTGGAGACGCCGCCGCGATCGGGCAGCAGCTTGTCGGTGAAGTAGCGGATTGGCTCGGTGACCACCTGCAGCGCTTGCGCGGGGCCCTCCAGCGCGTAACGAGCAGTCAGCCCGAGCTGGCGGCCGACGTCGTTTACTGCGCGGCCTGCTGAGAACGCAGCAGAGGCAGGCGCAGCAGCCGGTGCGGTGCCACCAGCGATCTGGCCCTGCAGGATCTGGAAGGCCTGTTCCTGCGTGGCGCCCTCGGGCGCACCTACCTCGTAGGTCTTGCCGTCTGGCGCAGTGAATTCGTAGGTGGGCATGTCACTTCACCTTCACAGTCCAGCCAGACGGCAGGGTGCCCGGCGCCGGACTGTTGCGGCCATCGGGTACCGCGCCGCCATTGATGGCCGCGTACTTGTTCTGCAGTGCAATCACCGTCTGCAAGGCGGCCTTGCGCGTCGCCGGTGGCAGCGTTTCATCACCGACCTGGCCGGCCATGATGTTGTAGTTCGCCACGTCGCGGTCGGATTGCGGTCCTTCCATGCGCGGGACATTGGCAACCAGCCAGCCGCCCAGCGCCTTGAGCTGCGCGGCCTGCGAAGCGCCCTTGATTGGTTGGCCCACGAAGTTGCCGACGCGATCGACCAGCGCGCCCACACCCGAGCCGGTGGGGCCTTCGTCGAGCAGCTTATTCGCAAGGCTGGCCGCCTCTTGCATCTGCGACATCTGGCGCCCTGTGGCGGCCGACGCGGTTTCCCGGACCACACCGGCTTTCGCACGGTCGACCAAGGCCACGCGGTTCGCCTCGTTCTCGGCCTGCTGCTGCGGCGAGAGTTCGGCCACGTTGCCGGCTGTGACGACCGGCGCGCCAGGTGTGCCCATCGTGCCGCGACCAGCGCCCGGAACAATGCCGGCACCGGGGCCGATCAGCGGTGCCTGCGGCATCTGGCGTGCCCCGCCAGGAAGCCGCTGCAGTTCACGCTGAATGCCGGCAACATCCTGCTGTGCACGCGCAGCCGCCGCCGCGTCGCCGCGCTGCTGCGCTGCGGCCATTTCCTGCGTCGCGCGCTGCAGTTCGGTGTTCAGGATCTCGGCCTGGCCACCAGCGGCGGCTGTTGCGCTGCCGCCGGCATAGCCCGGGCCCGTTGCACCAAGCGGCCGGCCCGGCAGCACTGGTGCGGGTGCGCGCGAGGCATTGAGCAAGTCGGCGCGCGACGGAATGACCTTCTGCCCCTGTGCGTTGAAGACGGGCGTTCCTTCCTGCCAGTTCGCCGCGGCCTGCCCTTGCGCGTTCTGGTAGGCGCCGAAGGTGCCGACAGCGCCTTGCGGCGCCGACACGACCGGCTGGCCATCCGGGCCGATCTGCACCTGCGTGGCCTGTCCGTTGCTGGAGATGTTGAGCTGCGGCAGATAGCCCGGGCCCACGCGGTTCTTGTCGTAGGCATAGCCGTTGGTCACCTGCATGTCAGGCGTGCCACGCTTGAACAACATGTCGGCAATGCCCTTGCCGCCGTTGCTGAAGTAGTCCGCCACGAGCGCGTCGACCGGGATGTTGAACTGTTTCGACCACTCCGTGAACTTGCCCTGCCCGGGAGGCGGCGCATCTGCAGGCGCGCCGGCAGCGGCTTTCAGCGCTGCACCGGCAGATGCTGGCGCACCACCAGCTGCCACAGGAGAGGTGCCCGTGGCCGCCGGCGAGGCAG